ATTGGAATCTCTGATCTTCTCTTCCTTGCGTGGCATGCAATGAAACGTGAAGCCGGTGGCAAGCCAATCAAGGGCTATGAAGTCTGGTGCGAAACAGTGGCCGATGTGACAGTCGGTGACGTTCTCCCAAAAGTTACGCCGCCGGAAGCGTAAATCGGATCCTTGTCGAGCTGGCAATAGCCACAGGCATTCCGATGAGCGAATGGACGACGGCGGAGCAGATCTATACGGCTTTCGAGATATTGGAGAAACAGAGTGAGCGACAACGTTGAAATTGCCTATGACAAGGCAGATCTTCGTCGCATTACTTCGGCATTCAAGGCTATGGATTCTGCAGCTACGGATGCAGCCAAAAGAGAATCCTCAGCTCTAGCAGAGTTCGCTCAAGGCAAGATTCAGCAGAAAGCCGTCACTAGGGGCAAGGCAGCCGACAGGATTGCCAGTGGCTCCCGTGTCTCTAAATCTTCCAAGATTGGTGAACTCTCGTTTGGCTTCGTAAGTCAAAAGTTCTCAGGCGGAGCAACGACGAAGGATCTGTGGGGCGGCACAGAATTCGGATCTAACAAGTTTAAACAATTCCCAGTCTGGTCAGGCACTACTGGACGCGGCTCAACCGGCTGGTTTATTTATCCGACACTCCGCGCAATCCAGCCAGAGATCATTGATAAGTGGGAAAATGCATTTAACCGAATCTTGAAGGAGTGGTAAATGGCCGGACAATCCCGCACACTCAAACTCTCGATTCTCGCTGATGTAGATCAACTCAAGAAGTCGCTGGCTCAAGCCAACGGAGACGTAGATAATTCTTCTTCCAAGATGGGCGAGTTTAGCAAGAAGGCTGGCATGGCATTTGCAGCCGCTGGAGCTGCTGCTGGAGCCTACGCCGTCAAGCTTGCAGTCGATGGTGTCAAAGCAGCGATTGAAGATGAAGCCGCACAAATCCGACTTGCCACTGCTCTAAAGAATGCAACTGGTGCAACGAATGAAATGATTGCATCGGTAGAGAAGCAGATTCTTAAGACGTCTCTAGCCACAGGTGTCGCAGACGATAAATTGCGTCCAGCCTTACAGAGGTTGTCTCTCTCGACCTCTGATGTCACAAAGGCTCAGGATCTTCTCAATCTTGCATTAGACATCTCTCAAGCGACCGGTAAGGGGCTAGATTCTGTTGCTAATGCACTAGGTCGCGCATACGATGGAAATACTGCATCTTTAGGCAAGTTAGGTATCGGACTATCGGCCGCAGAGCTTAAAGCGATGTCATTCGAAGAGACGCAGACCAGGCTTTCAGATCTATTCGGTGGCGCAGCAGCAGCTAACGCAGAGACATTCGCCGGACGCCTTGAGATTCTTAAAGTGACCTTTGATGAAGCCAAAGAATCAGTCGGTGCAAAGCTTCTGCCAATCATTCAGCAGCTTGTTGAGTTTGTGGTGAATCAAGTCGTTCCGGCACTTGGAAAGTTCGCTGATTTCTTTAAGCCAATCACTGACGCAATAAATAACAACAAAGAAACCTTCTCAGAGTTTATCGGCTTTATTCAAAAGTATGTCGTGCCGGTTCTGGTCACAGTCTTAGGCGGAGCTTTCAAGGTGGTCGGCGAGATTGCTGGCGGCGTTATCAATGTCATCGGTGCGGTCATCAAAGGATTGAACGGATTGATTGCCGGAGCCGTTGCTGGAATCAATGCTCTGATCCGTGTTTATAACTCAATTCCATTCTTGCCTAACGTCTCACAGATTTCAGCTCCACAAGTCAGCGTTCCAACAGTGACGATTCCAAAGACGACTACTGCAACACCTAGCATTCCTACAATCTCGGTTCCTAGTATTTCGGCATCAACTGGAACAGGATCTACTACTACTTCCGGCGGTGGCCTCTCATCAGCCGCATCAGGTGCGGTTCGCGTAGGTGGAGGCTTCACCGACTCACAGAATGCAGCTCGCTTAGCTGCTATGGGCGGAGGAGGATTTACGGATTCTCAGAACGCTGCGCGAATCAATGTGACAGTCAATGGCGCAATCGATGCCGAAGGCACGGCTCGCACAATCGTGAACGTGCTCAATGATTCCTTCTATCGTGGCACTGGCGGAGCCGGCGCACTTCAGGCCGTCTAATGACACAGTGGGCTCCAGAGTGGAAAGTCTTAATTGCAGGCATTGAATACACTGACGTCGTTCTAGCCAATCTTTCCATTACATCAGGGCGCACGAATATTTACACACAGGCTCAAGCCGGTTATTGCACTCTCAATCTCATCAATCTTGATCTTGCTGCTATTACTGCCGAAATCAATGACGCAGTTTCAATCCAAGTCAAAGACACGGCCGGAGCTTACGTGCCAATCTTTGGCGGATCTATTGTGGACGTTGCCGTGACAGTGTCGCAGACTGGGTCAGTATCAATTACTCAGGAAGTCACCATCACGGCTCTAGGAGCCCTTGCAAGGCTTCAGAAGGCCTTAACTCTGGGCGTCTTGTCTAAGGATTTTGACGGCGATCAGATTTATACAATCCTTGAGGATTTACTGGTCAATAACTGGTCAGAGGTTCCAGCAGCTCTGACATGGGCGACTTATACGCCAGCCACGGATACTTGGGCAGATGCAGAAAATACAGGGCTCGGAGATATAGATCGTCCAGGCAATTACGAATTAGCAGCTCGCGGATCTAATCAGACAGTCACTTGGAATCTGGTGGCAGACCTTGCGACTTCGGGTCTTGGTTATATCTACGAAGATGCCGAAGGCCAAATCTCTTATGCCGATTCGACTCATCGCTCTACTTATCTGGCCACGAATGGCTACACGGATCTTGATGCCAATCAAGCTCTAGCGCGTGGAATTAAGATACAGACTAAGGCCGGAGATATTCGCAACGACGTTGCTATCGTCTGGAAGTCTGGTATTGAGGAGGCAACCGACGCAGCTTCTATTGCACTCTATGGCAAGCTGGCACAACAGATCACAACATCTTTAGAACACGCAGCCGATGCCGAAGATCAAGCTAATTTCTATCTGACTCTCAGAGCCCAGCCACAGGCATTCCTAGAATCCATAACCTTTGCCCTGACCAATCCGGAGCTTGATAATGCTGATCGTGATGCTCTGATTAATGTCTTTATGGGTCAGCCAATCTCACTGGCCAATCTGCCGGCCAATATGCAATCGGGCAATTTCTTAGGATTCGTCGAAGGCTGGCGATTCCAAGCCTCTTTTAACGAATTGGCCATTACTCTACTGGTCTCGCCACTGCCGTTCTCACTTCAGGCGATGGCGTGGCAAGATGTGAGTGTCGCCGAAACCTTCAGCTCACTAAGCCCTACACTCGACTACGCGGACGCGTTAGTCGTCAATTAAGGAGAAACGATGGCAAATCCAACTACCTACTTCGGCTGGGTCATGCCGACGAGCAGTTCGCTCGTTACGAATCTCCCAGCCGATTTTAATACATTCGGACAAGGCGTTGATACGTCGCTGCAAGATTTACTTGGTGGCACAACTGGTCAAGTCTTATCAAAAGCTTCTGGAACGAATATGGACTTTACGTGGGTCACTCCTACGGATCAGACACCACTGACAACTAAAGGCGATTTATTCACTTTCACAACAGTAGACGCACGTCTGGGCGTTGGTACAAACGGTCAGTATTTGGTTGCTGATTCGACTGCATCAACTGGATTAGCCTGGGCTACGCCAGCCGCGACTGGCTTTGTAGGTGTCTCACTTACAAAGTCAGCAGCACAATCTATTCCAAATGCAACGGAAACTGTTGTTACATTTGACACAGAAGTCTTTGACACAGATGGATTTCATACTTCAACGGACGGCAAAATAACCGTGCCAAGCGGTAAAGCAGGCAAGTATTTAATTACAGCTCAAATAATGGTGAACTCAAGTGGTTCACAAACTCAAGGCGGTATGAGAAAAAATGGCACTGGCATTTTTACTTATTATAGCTCTACAACTGGCACTGCTTTAATGATGTTAGTGAATACCGTTGTTAATTTAGCCGTTGCAGATTATTTAGAAATCTTTGTTTATCAAGGTTCAGGTGTTGCCAAAGATGTCTTAGCAAATAGTTATACACCAAGTGCAACCGTGTTCAGCGCAACTTATTTAGGAGCATAAAAATGGGTTTATTCACACAAATAACAACTGTTTATCCAGAACTTACTGAAGAAGATTTCAGACCAATCACAGGATCTATTTTATTGCGCGAAGATGGCGATGGAATCCAATATATTTATTCTTGGAACTATTCAAAGCCAATTCCTAATGGATTAAAACTAGGCAAGTGAACCAATATCCAGAAGGCACTGCCGCACGGATCATCGAAGTCGCACTAGCTGAAGTCGGCACAGTCGAGACTGGCGAGAATCTGACAAAGTACGGCAAATTCACAAAGGCCGATGGATTGCCCTGGTGCGGATCCTTCTGCAACTGGGTCTTTCACACTGCCGGCGTCAAGATTCCATCAATGGTTTCAACGGCTGCCGGAGCTCATAAGATGAAAGAGCTTGGCCGATGGATTGAAAATAAGCCGCAGCTTGGAGATTTATGCTTTATGGACTTTCCACACGATGGCATTGATCGCATCAGTCACATCGGAATTGTTGTCAAGGTTGGCACAACAAGCGTTCTCTGCATCGAAGGCAACACCTCCGGAGATGGAGATCAACGCAACGGCGGAATGGTGATGGTAAAGCGTCGCTATATTGGCAAAGAGATTGTTGGTTTCGCTAGGCCGAAGCTCGTAACCTATGCAGGAGAATATCCAGTGGTCGAGCCACTTCCACAGGCGAAGCCGAAAAAGGAGAAGAACAAATGACACAATTTAAGGCACTTGCGGCATCATGGGCTAGATCATCAGTGGCCGGAATGTTAGCCGTCTATATGACAGGCAATACAAATCCGAAAGATTTAGCGATGGGGCTTGTTGCTGGAATTATTCCGGTACTAGCTCGCTGGGCTAATCCGAACGACATTTCTTTCGGTCGCCAGAAGTGAGCGTGGGCGAATGGACGGCGGTCGGTGGGCTTGTTCTTGCGGTGCTGACTGCCATCTATTCGTCAATGAGGTTCATGGTGAAGTCGATCATGCGAGAGCTTTCACCGAATGGTGGGAACTCTCTCAAAGATCAAGTCTCTCGAATTGAGGCACGTTTAGATCAACTGATGCTGGAGATTGCTCTCAAGAAATAGACACGCCGACGTCAATCTTGAAATTGTCGGACATAGATGTCACTCTGTATCTGGGAGCATTCGACAAGGCTCCCACGGGAGCAAAAAATGACAAGTGAAATTGGTTTATTCTTTATCATGGGAAT